GAACAGAGCAATCTATAAAACCTACGGTTAATAGCACTCGTGCATTACGCGATAGCTTTCGCGAGCTAGCAAACAATGTTGAATTTGGAAGCAAAAGATTTAGGGTCGCAACACGCGAAGCAGAGCGTTTAGATAAACAGCTTCGGAAAATGGAGCAACGCGGCAGAGGCGGCCGCATGGGTGGTATTGCAAAAGGCGTTGGTGCAGTTGCTGGTGCTGGTGTATTTGGTGGGCCTGAAGGTGCTCTTGGCGCTCTTATTGGTTTGCCTTTTGGCCTCCCCGGAGCCATTGCGGGTGGTGCCATTGGCGCACAAGTCGGCGGAGTTCGCCAAGCCCTTAGCGGAACAGCCGAATATGCAGCAGAACTCAATAAACTTCGTATTGCACTTAAAGGTGTTACAACTTCACAAGCTGAGTATGAGCAAGGACTCGCTTTTGTAACTGAGTCTTCAAGACAATTTGCAATCCCGCAGGATATTGTTCTGCGTCAATTTACAAAGCTGCAGGCATCTGTACAGGGCGCTGGCGGTAGTTTAGAAGAAACAAAAGAAACTTTTACAGGCATCACTGCTGCTGTCAGGGCTACCGGCGGCAACTTGCAGGATCTTGACTCTGCTTTAACGGCAACATCACAAGTATTCAGCAAAGGCAAGGTAAGTGCTGAAGAACTTAGGCAACAGATTGGTGAGCGTTTGCCTGGCGCTTTCACCTTGTTTGCCGACTCAATGGGCAAGACCCCGCAGGAGTTGGATAAAGCCCTTGAAAAAGGCGAAGTCAGCTTGCAGGACTTCCTCAAGTTTTCTCAGGATATTTTTGAACGCTATGGCGAGGCTGCTGAAACGATTGTCAAAAGCCCGAGTGCTGCAGGTGCTCGTTTAGCCATGGAAATGGCTGAGCTTAAAGAAACAATTGGTAAAAGTTTGCAACCTATTGGCGCACTTTTCCAAAATCTTGCTGCTACTTCTGTTCGTTTTCTAAACAGCATTATTAAAAAAGCGCAGGAGCTTGCTCGTACTTTGGGCAACTTGGCTGCTCCTTTGGCTGGCGCCATTGGTTCAGTTGTTGGCGGACCATTTGGACCCTTGCTGGGCGCTTTAGGTCGTCAGGGCATAAGTCAATTGCAAGCTCTTGGGTCAGCCGGTGTAGATCCCGACATTACGCAGCCAGGGGCTGGTGGTGGTCTACCTGACATCACTCCTGGCGATGGCGCGGGTGCAGGAGGCCGTGGGCGCAGACCAATGTCTATGCAGCTTGCGAATGCTCTAATTGCTGCGCGTAGAGAAGAGAACGAAAAAAGACAAATTGCTTTGGCGCTAGAAGCAAGGATTCTTGCAATTAAGGAGCAGCAGCTTGATCCTGCTCGTGAATTAAACGAAATTGACAAGGCTAGCTTTGAGGCTAGAGAGGCTTTGCAAGCTGTTGACGCAAAACGCGCTAAAGACTTAAAAGATTTGCTTGAGTCATTTAAAGTACGAACAGGTCAATTTGACATGAATGCGCAGGCAGAGCGAAAGACGCCGTTTGACGCACTGAGGGAAGGGGCTGACGCCTTTACTGACAGCTTGAAAGGAACACTTGGCGCCGCAAAGGAATTAGCCACAGTTGGCCTGCAGGGAATCAGCGACGGCATCACAAACCTTGTTGTCAATGGCACGCTCAACTTCCGTGAGTTTGCAGCCAGCCTGTTGCGCGACATGGCACGCATCATCATGCAGCAGGTTGTGATGAAAACCTTGTTCCAAGCGATTGGGTTTGGCGGAGGCGGTGTAAACGCAACTGATTACATGCTTGGTAACGCGCCTCAACTAAATGCCAGCGGCGTCAATATTGGGTCAAGCGCATTTGGGCTGCCGGCTTTTGCCAACGGCGGCATCACTCGCGGCGTCAGCATTGCTGGTGAAGCTGGCCCCGAGGCAATTGTGCCCCTGCCTGACGGTCGCACTATCCCAGTTAAAATGCAGGGTGAGGGCGCCAAAGTCATCGTGAATGTTGATGCGCAAGGCACAACAGTTGAAGGTGATACAGCCGGCGCTAATCGTCTAGGCGAGGCTATTGGCACTGCCGTCCGTCAAGAGTTGATCAAGCAGAAACGTCCTGGAGGCTTGCTCGCATAATGGCTACTTTTGATGACAGCACGGTTGGCACTACAACTGGCGCTACAACGCCTGACTTTGGTGCACGCCGCAAAAGCGAGCCCAAGGTTCGTACTGCCAAGTTTGGTGATGGCTATGAGCAGCGCATCGCCTTTGGCATCAATCAAGACCCTAAGACTTGGGATCTGCGCTGGTCTGCACTAAGCAACAGCAACGCTGACGCTATTGAATCGTTCTTTGAAGCACGCAATGGGGTTGAATCTTTTGACTGGAGCCCTATAGAAGACAGCAGCACCTACAAGTGGGTGTGTCGTCAGTGGCAGCGGGAGCACCAGTATGCCGACATCAGCGTCATTACAGCCACCTTTGAAGAGGTGTTTGAACCGTAAATGGCCTTCACTGCTTGGACTGCTAACACTGCATTTTCTGTTGGTGACGTTCGCCGTGCCACAACGGTCCAAAGCAGCGGACTTGTGTTCCGTTGCACGGTCGCTGGCAACAGTGCGACAACGGAGCCTTCGCCATGGCCAATTGTCCGTGGAATTACGGTTGAAGACGGCACTGTCACATGGGAAGCCGTAAGTTCCGTTGGCGAGGAGTTGAACAAGATGGCGCCGAGCGCTGTCATTGAGCTGTTTGAGCTAGACGGCACAGCCAGCAGCGTTGGTGTGGATCAGGTCTACCGTTTTCATTCCGGCGTCAACCAAGACATTGATGGCGACATTGTTTGGAACGGCAACACCTACAGCCGGTATCCGATTGAGGCCAACGGGTTTGAGTACGAGGGGCAAGGCCAGCTACCGCGCCCGCAAATCACAATCAGCAACATTTTGAGCTTGGTGACAACTTTAGTTGTTGAATACAACGATCTTGTGGGGTCAACGGTCACAAGGATCAGAACGCTAAAGAAATACCTTGACGCTGCCAACTTCACAAGCGGCACAAACGCTGATGCTGACCCCTACGCCGAATTTGCACGCGAGGTCTACATAGTTGATCGCAAGAGCATTGAAAATCGCGATATTGTTAGCTTTGAGCTAGCTGCCACTTTTGACGTTGCAGGTGTCAAGCTGCCGCGTCGTCAAATTATTCAGAACATTTGCCCTTGGACTTATAAGGGTGAGGGTTGCGGATATAGCGGCACCGATTACTACGACATCAATGACCAAGAAGTAGATGACGAGGCCGATGACGTTTGCTCCCACCGTTTAACTGGCTGTCGCGCAAGGTTTGGCGAAAATGGCCAGCTGCCGTATGGCGGCTTCCCCAGTGCTGGCTTGATTGGATGAACGAGGCCACGCAGGCAGCTGCTGAAGCGCATGCCAAGGAAGACGCGCCGGCTGAGTCCTGTGGGCTTGTCGTGATTGTCAAGGGGCGCGAGCGATATTGGAAATGCAACAACATTGCAACTGAGGAAGACCAATTTGTGCTTGACCCGCACGACTATGCAGCTGCAGATGACGCGGGCGAGATTGTTGCTGTTGTGCACTCGCATCCCAACTGCCACCCCAACGCGAGCATGGCCGACACCGCTGCAATGGAGGCATCTGGCCTGCCTTGGTCAATCTATGGCGTTGCAGTTGACCGCTGGAAGCACTACAGCCCCACCGGATACAAGACACCGCTGGTCGGTCGTGAGTGGTGCTACGGAACGCTTGATTGCTACGCGCTAGCCCGCGACTGGTACAAGGAAAACATGCAGCTTGAGCTGTCGGATTATGAGCGCCACGGCGAGTGGTGGAACAAGGGCATGAACACCTTTGTTGACAATTTCAAAAACGAGGACTTTGTTGCTGTTGACCCTGAGTCAGAGCCACAAGCCGGCGATGCATTGTTGATGCAACTGCAGTCACCAGTGCCGTCACATGTCGCAATTTATTTGGGTGATGACCTGATTATTCATCACATGCGCGATCGGCTGTCTAGCAGAGACGTGCTCAGTGGTTACTATATGAAAAATGTCACCCACATCTTGCGTCATAGGAGTCGGCTATGAAAAAGATTGTGCTGCGTGGTGAGTTAGGCAAAAAGTTTGGCCGCGTACATGTTTACGAGCTAAATACGCCTGCTGAAGCTATCAGGGCGCTTAGTGCTAATTACGAAGGTTTCCATAGAGAGCTGTTTGAAGCTGGCGACCGAGGTATTGGCTACATGGTGCATGTGGGTAAAGACCCGATGCAGTCGCTTGACGAGATTGATTACCCAACGGGTAGTTTAGAAGAAATTAGCATCACACCTGTTTTGCAGGGCGCTGGCGGTGGTGTTGGCAAAATTTTTGCTGGGGTTGGCCTGATTGCTGCTGCAATTTTGCTTGGCCCCGCTGGTGGCGGTTTCCTTGGTCTTGGCGCTGCATTTTTTAGTGGTGCTACGGCAGCAGCAGCCTCAACAATTGTTGGTGGCATTGGTTTGTCTTTGGTGCTTGGTGGCACGGCGCAACTGTTGTCGCCCAGCATTAGCGATAGCCCTGGCAGCTTTGGCACCACAAGCCCTAGTCGCGCCCGCGCTCGTGATTCGTTCACGCCAGAAAACAACGAGATCGCAGACAACCGCGCTTCTTACATCTTCAACGGTGCAGTCAACCTGACGGCCCAAGGAAACCCTGTTCCTATTTTGTACGGCCGCATGAGAGTAGGTAGCGTGGTCATATCAGCAGGCTTGAGCGTAGAGGACATCTAATGCAGACATATATTGCCGGTGCTGGTGGCGGTAAGAAGAAAAAGCGCAACCCACAACCCGCGCCAGTAGTACAGCAGACAGTTGTTGTGCAGCAGGCGGCCCCTGTTGTGCCGCAGGCTAGTGATGACGCAAACACTCTTTTTAGTAAATCAAGCGTAAGAATTATTGACCTAATTAGTGAAGGCGAGATTGAAGGTTTTGTTGAGTCTGATGGCAGAAAGTCAATCCTGTTAGATGACACTGTCATTAGAAATGCCGATGGAACTGACAACTTTGTTTATGACAATTTTGAGTTCCGCGCTGGTACTCAATCACAAGATTATATTTCTGGTTTTCCAAACACTGAGTCAGTAACCAGCGTTGGCGCGTCCGTTGGTAATGCTGTTGATGATTCTGTTATTCGCACAGTTACTGACCCAGATGTTGACGCGCTGATCATCACCGTATCTATTCCACAGCTGTTTGTTGTTAGCAATGGTCTGAAGAAGACCACGATGGAATACACTATTGATATTCAGCCCAGCGGCGGATCGTATAGCACTGAGGTTGACGCCACGGTCAACGGTAAATGCACTAGCGCCTATGAGCGCAGCCATCGCATTGAGCTGACAGGCACTGCCCCATGGAATGTGCGGCTAAGGCGCAAGGCTGGCGTGCACGACGGCACTACTAACTTTCGTCAGCTGCAGTTTGCAAGCTTTACGCAGATTATTGACGGCAAGCTTCGCCACCCGCTGTCTGCCTTAGTTGGCCTGCGCTTTGAGGCAACGCAGTTCCAGCAGGTGCCAACACGTTCTTATGACGTTAAAGGCATCAAGGTACAAATCCCAAGCAACGCAACTGTTGACAGTGCAACCGGTCGGTTGACCTACAGCGGCGTCTGGGACGGCACATTTCAAACTGCATGGTGCGCAGACCCTGCTTGGATCTTGCGTGACCTAATTACCTCTTCACGTTATGGACTAGGCCGCTTTGTTACCACCTCGCAAGTGGACAAGTGGTCGCTACTGGAGATCAGCAAATATTGCAATGAGCTTGTTGATGATGGACTGGGAGGGCAGGAGGCCAGATTCCTTTGCAACGTCTATCTGCAATCACGCGACGAGGCGTTCAACGTCATTCAAGACTTCGCGTCAATTTTTCGTGGCATGGCCTACTGGTCAGCCGGACAGATTGCTTTCTCACAAGACCGGCCTAGTGACCCCGTAGCCCTGTTCACCAATGCCAACGTCATTGAGGGCAACTTTAACTACGAAGGCAGCTCACTCAAGGCGCGGCATACCGTTGCTCTAGTCACTTGGGTTGACCCTGCTAGCGGATACGAGCAGCAGGTTGAGTATGTGTCTGACGAAGACGCAATTGCTAAGTACGGAATCATTGAGATCCGCACGGCTGCGTTTGGCTGCACAAGTCGCGGGCAGGCCCATCGCGCTGGCAAGTGGCTGCTGTATCAAGAGCAAAACGAAACCCAGACCGTTACTTTCAAAGTTGGCCTAGACGGGGCAATTGTGCGCCCTGGTCAGATCATCAAGGTCATGGACAGCGTCCGTGCAGGTGCTCGCAAGGCCGGTCGCATCTCAGCTGCAAGCGGCACAACAATCACGATTGACTCTGCGATCACTGTCAGTGACGGCGACACGCTGAGTGTTGTTTTGCCTGACGGCAGTGTTGAGCAGCGCACGATTGACACCGATAGCACTGGCACGTCTATTTCTATTGGCACTGCGTTTAGCCAGACCCCAGCAGCGCAAACGGTTTACCTGATTGAAACGACGACACTCAACGCTCAACTGTTCCGCGTGCTCAGCGTCGTTGAGGATGGCGAGCTATACACGATCATTGGCCTTGAGCACAACACCAGCAAGTACGGCAATGTTGAGGACGGCACGCAGCTGCAGTCGCGTGACATCACGCTGCTTAACGAAACGCCTGCCACGCCATCTGCATTAGACGTTGAGGAGCGCCTTGTTGAGCTGGGCAACGGTGTACACAACGAAATTACTATTTCTTGGAAGAACGTGGCTGGGGCCACCGCTTACCAAGTTAGTTACAAAACTGACGACAATTCAGCGTACGAAACTGTTGGCGATACACCGTACAACTCATTTGCTTTTACAACAGACGAGACAGGCAAATTTACATTCCGCGTTGTCGCAATTAACCCGCTTGGCAAGCGCTCTGCTGCAAGCACTATTGCTAAAACTATTAATGGCAAACTCAGCCTGCCGGCAGCAGTACAGAACCTAACTTTTGAGGCCATTTCTGCTAACTCTGGCCGGTTGCGTTGGGACGAAACAACTGATCTTGACGTAAAAGTTGGTGGCCGTGTTTATATCAAGCACAGCAGCAAGACTGATGGCAGCGGCACTTGGGCCAACAGCGTTGATCTAATTAAGGCAAAGGCTGGCTCACAAACAGAAGCAATTATTCCTCTCGTTGAAGGTGAAGTGCTCGTTAAGTTCGCTGATGACGGCGGCAGGCTAAGCGAAAACGCAACAAGCGTAATCATTGAGTTGCCAGATGCTGTCGGCAGCTTGCTTGTGCAGCGGCAGCGCGAAGACGAGGACGAGGCTCCGTTCCAAGGCACCCACGACAACACTGCATACCTC